CCGCCGCCGTTGGCCAGGTACACCCCGCCACCGCCAACGACGACACCCTGCCCATGCTCACCGGCATCCACCTCGACACCGACGGCGACCAGCTCACCCTCGCCGCCACCGACCGATACCGGATCGCCGTCACCGACACCACCTGGCAGCCCGACACCGACACCAACCTCAGCGCCCTCATCCCCGGACGGCACCTCCACGACACCATCAAAGGCCTCGGCCACGGCACCGTCACCATCGGCCTCAACGACCAGCTCGCCTCCCTCACCACCCCCAACCGGCAAATCACCGTCCGGCTGCTCGAAGACCAGTTCATCGACTACCGCCCCCGCGTCACCCTCGACCCATCAACCACCGCCACCGTCGACGCGACCGCCCTCGCCGCAGCCGTCAAACGCGTCGCGATCGTCGCGGAACGCTCCACCGCCATCCGCCTCGCCTTCACCGACGGCCAAATCCGGGTACAGGCCGGCGCCGCAGACGTCGGCCGGGGCGGCGACACCGTCGACTGCACGCTCGCCGGGCCGCCGATCGACATCGCGTTCCAATCCCAGTTCCTGCTCGACGCGCTCGGCGCCTGCACCGGACCTGCCCGCATCGGCATGACCGGCGAGGTCAAGCCCGCCCTGTTCACCGACGAGGCAAGCGGGTTCAAGTGCCTCGTCATGGCGCTGAGGCTCTCATGACGACATACGCCGACTTCCTCGATCGCCGCACCCAACTCGGCGGGCAACACGGGTTCCAGCCCACCCGCACCCCCGGCTTTCTGTTCCCCTTCCAGCACGACCTCGTGGAATGGGCCATCAGGAAAGGCCGCGCCGCCATCTTCGCCGACTGTGGCCTCGGAAAAACCCCGATGCAGCTGGTGTGGGCCGACAACGTCAACCATCACACCGGCCGGCCCGTCCTCATCGTCACCCCGCTCGCTGTCGCCTACCAGACCGAGCTCGAGGCCGCCAAGTTCGGCGTCGACGCCGCAGTCTCCCGCGACGGCCGCGTCACCGCCCCCATCACCATCACCAACTACGACCGGCTCCATCTGTTCCAGCGGGACCACTACGCCGGCGTGGTGTGCGACGAATCGTCTGCGATCAAGGCTTTCGACGGAGCCCGGCGGGCGCTAGTCACCGACTTCATGCGCAAGCTGCCCTACCGGCTGCTTGCCACCGCCACCGCGGCGCCGAACGACTACATCGAGCTCGGCACCTCGAGCGAGGCCCTCGGCGAGCTCGGCTACATGGACATGCTCGGCCGGTTCTTCGTCAACCAGCAGCGCAACGGCGCCACCGGCCGCGGCTACCTCGGCGAGCAGGCGAAATGGCGGTTCAAAGGGCACGCTGAACAGCCGTTCTGGCAGTGGATCGCCTCATGGGCGCGTGCGCTCCGTCGCCCATCCGACTACGGCTACAGCGACGACGGGTTCGTCCTGCCCGAGCTCGTCCACCGCCAGCACACCGTGCAGGCCCGCCGACCACCCGAAGACGCCCTGTTTGACGTGCCAGCCGTACGGCTGGCAGAAGAGCGCGAGGAAGCCCGCCGCACCCTCCTTGAACGGTGCGAGGCCGCCGCCGAACTACTCGCCAGCGCCGACCAGGGCATCGCCTGGTGCCAGCTCAACGACGAAGGCGACCTGCTCACGAAGTTGATCGACGGCGCCGTCCAAGTAAAGGGCTCCGACCCCGTCGACGCGAAAGAGGAAGCCCTGGCCGCGTTCGGCCGCGGCGACATCCGAGTGCTCGTCACCAAACCCAGCATCGCCGGCTGGGGCCTGAACTGGCAGCACTGCCACCGCATGACGTTCTTCCCCAGCCACAGCTACGAGCAGTACTACCAGGCCGTCCGCCGCTGCTGGCGCTACGGCCAGCAGCACCCGGTGACCGTCGACATCGTCACCACCGAAGGCGGCGCCCGCGCCCTGGCCAACCTCAAGCGCAAAGCCGCGCAGGCGGACGCGATGTTCGACGCGCTCGTGACCCACATGCGCGACGCCAACGCGATCCGCCGCGACACCGACTACCCGACACCCGTGGAGGTGCCCGCATGGGCGTGCTAGATCAGACCATCACCGACCGGTACGCCCTCTACCTCGGCGACTGCATGGAGGTCATGCCCGCCTACCCCGACGGTAGCATCCACCTGTCCGTCTACTCGCCGCCATTCGCCGGCCTCTACACGTACAGCTCGAGTGAGCGGGACCTGTCCAACTGCCGCAACTACGACGAGTTCTTCCAGCAGTACGAGTACATCGTCCGCGAGATCGCACGGCTCACCATGCCCGGCCGAATCTCGGCGGTGCACTGCATGGACATTCCCCGCTCGAACAGTGGCCGCGGCGACGCCCTCATGGACTTCCCCGGCGACATCATCCGCCTGCACGAGAAGATCGGCTTCGGCTACGTCGCCCGATATCACGTGTGGAAGGAGCCACTCACCGTCCGCAACCGGACACTGACTAAGTCGCTCGCGCACCGCACCATCGTCGACGACTCCTCCCGCTGCGGTGTTGCCTCCGCCGATTACCTGCTCATCTTCCGACGCGACGGCGACAATCCCGTCCCGATCGACCACCCGACCGGGCTCACGGAGTACGCCGGTGAACGCCAGATCCCCGCCGAATTGCTGCGCTATCGCGGCTGGGAGGGTAAGCAGACCGAGAACCGCTACAGCCACTGGATCTGGCGGCAGTACGCCTCCGCCTTCTGGGATGACGTTCGTCTCGACCGGGTGCTGCCCTTCCGGGAGGCCCGCGATGAGGAGGACGAGAAGCACGTCCATCCACTGCAACTCGACGTCATCGACCGCTGCCTCACCCTCTGGAGCAACCCCGGCGAGAGGGTGCTCACCCCGTTCATGGGCGTCGGCTCCGAGGTGTACAGCGCGGTCCGGGCCGGCCGATACGGGATCGGCGCCGAGCTCAAGCCTTCCTACTACCGGCAGGCGGTCAAGAACCTCGCCGCTGTAGAGCACGACAGCGCCGAGGCAACCCCGCTGTTCGACACCGACGAGCTCGTCCCATGACCCCGCTCACCCTGCAAGACGTGCACGACCGCGGCCTCACCTACCGCCGACTCGACCACTGGACGCGGGCCGGATACCTGCACCCCCACCACCAAGGCGGCACCGGCAACAACCGCACCTGGCCGCAGACAGAACTCGCCATCGCCGACCTGATGCGCCGGCTCGTCGAAGCAGGCCTCACCACCGGCGTCGCCGCCATCGCAGCACGCGCACACCACAACGGACGGCCCCTCGTAAAACTCGCCGCCGGCGTCGTGCTCGCCATCGACACCGACCTACTCGCCCAAGCAGGCCAGCAGTGAGCGGGGACCGCGGTGACACACCCGTGCTCCACCTGCACCCGGCCAGCCACCCTCACCATCACCGGACGGGTACCCGGCCGAACCTGCTACAGCGCCCTCACCTGCGACCGGTGCGCGGCCAAACACCGGAAGCAGGCAGCAAAAGCCGGGCCCGTCCACGAAGAACCCCTCGAAGACCGTGCGCAAGACGCCCTCTTCTGACCCGCCGAGAAACGCGCTGAACCACCCAAGCCCTCACGCCCGAGCACCACCCCAACACCAGCACACAGGGGGACCGGTTGAACGACTCCCAGCAGGACCCTCCAGACGAACTCTGGGACCTCGAAGCCGAACAAGCCATCCTCGGCACCTGCATGACCGCGCTCTACGTCGTCCCACACATCCGCGCGGCCATCCCCGAACCGGAGGCGTTCTACCGGTCCCAACACCAGGTCATCTACAGCGCCATCCTCGACCTCGTCGACGAAGACGCACCCATCGACCCCATCACCGTCAAAGACCACCTGCAACGCACCAAAACCCTCGGCCAAGCCGGCGGAGCCCTCTACCTCCACGAGCTCCAAACAGCCGGCCTCTACGCAGGCGACTTCACCTACCACGCCCGCATCGTCATGCGGCACTGGCGCAACCGCGAAGGCGTCGCCGACCTCCACCGCGCCATCCGCCAAATCCAGCAACAGGACCCCGACGACGGCCCCGACCGGCTCCGCGCCCTCGGCGAAAAACTCATCAAAACCGCCGACCGGCTCGCCATCGGCGGCACACCCGAAGCCGACCACGAAGACCGGTTCCCCGCAGTCGACTGGCTCGACGCGTTCACCACCGACTTCACCGAAATCGACTGGCTACCCGGCCGATTCCTCGAACGCGGGCAACAAGCGGCCCTCGTCGGCGACGGCAAAGTCGGCAAAAGCATCTTCACCCTGTACTGGATCTGGTGCGCCATCACCGGCCGCTCCTGCCTCGGAGACATACGCCGCGAACCCATCAACGTCCTCTACTTCGACCGCGAAAACTCGCTGCGCGACATCGTCACCCGCCTGACCGCGTTCGGCGCCACCGAAAACGACTTGGAAGCCCTGCACGAACGCCTCGACTACCGGCTGTTCCCCCGCTTCTCCGGCGCCCTCAACGCCTCCGAGGCCGCCGCCGCCGAGATGCTCGCCATCGTCGACGAACGGCCGCGCGACGTCGTCATCCTCGACACCGTCTCCCGCTACATCACCGGTAAAGAGAACGACTCCGACACGTGGCTCGACCTGTACCGGCGCATCCACGAGCCGCTCAAAAGCCGCGCCGTCGCGTCCATCAGGCTCGACCACTTCGGTAAGGACCTGGAGAAGGGCTCCCGCGGGTCGTCGGCGAAAACGCAGGACGTCGACCACGTGTGGGAGTTGACCGCCTACGACGAGAACCGGGCGTTCACCGACAGCACCGAGGCTGTGACCACCCGGTTGAAGATGGTGCGCACCCACACCCGGACCGGGCTCGGCGACGACGTGTTCCACGTCACCCGGCGGGGTGAGAAGGAGCGCGGCGGGGCGTGGCTGCCTGGCCGTAGCCGGCACGAGTTGACGGATTCGACGGTGGCCGACGCGCACCGGTCGAAGATCCAGGCGTGTGTGGACGAGTTGATTCGGCGGGGCGTTCCGGGGGGTTTGGGCCGGGATCAGTTGAAGGTGTGGGCGGCGCAGAACGGCGTTCAACTTCCGGGTAAGACGGCGGCTCTGGCGGAGGTTGTGGCGGCCCTGAAAGGGGTTCGGCGGCCGGTTCAGGGAGCCCTCTCATGATGACCGTTTTGTCCTCTAAAACCTGTTCCCGTCACGATCGCTGTTCAACCTGTTCCCTTGACTGTTCCCGACTGTTCCCGCACCCATCAAACCCCCAGGTCAGAGCTGTTCCCCTGACTGTTCCCCCTGTTCCCAGGCTGACCTGTTCCCTGTTCCCTCCCCTTATAAGGAGGGAACAGGGGAACAGCCCGGGTACAGCGGCCCCCAAAAACCGGCCCGCTGGAGCCCCCGCCATGAAGATCAACCCGATCGAAACCCGCTACGCCGGATGCCGCTTCCGCAGCCGCCTCGAAGCGCGGTGGGCAGTGTTCTTCGACAAGCTCGACATCAAGTGGGAGTACGAGCCTCAGGGCTACGTCGTCAACGGTCAGCCATACCTCCCGGACTTCTTGCTGCCCAAGCTCTCCGTCTCAGTTGAGGTGAAGGGCGAGGCGTCCCGGCTTGATCTCAACCTTCTGGCCAACGCCATGGGAGAGCACTGGAGGATGACCCTCATCCTCGGCGCCATCCCCACGATGCCCAAGCGGGGCGTGCCGACCCACGGCATGCTCGTACCCGCCCGTGATGTTCGCGAGCCCAAGACGGCAACGGTGACCTTGAGCCGCGCCATCTTCGTCCCCACCGCGGACAGCGCGATGGTCCTGCCGGTCTCCCTCTCCCAACGACCAGACCCCGAAGCGGCTATCGGTCCGCGGGACCTGTGGATCGTTCGGGACTTTCCGAGAGTGACCACCGCGTACGCGGCAGCCCGCTCCGCCCGTTTCGAGCACGGCGAGTCCGGCTGATGGCCCGCCGCACAGCAGTCCTCGACCAGCCCTCCCTGTTCGACGACCCAGACGCCACACCCACCCCGCCAACCACTTCCAAAAAGGAAAAAGTTCAGAGCCGCCGCCGGCATCACACCCTCGGCCTCCCACGCCCCTGGCCGAAACATCCCCCATGCGCAGCCATCTGCCTCACCTGCAAGCGCCCCGAAGACATCGGCGCCTGCCCCGGAGGCTGCGCCATCGTCTGCGGCCGACCCGACCGAACCGGGCCCATAGAGGTGTGCCTCATCACCCTGACGCTGCCCGCCCGCACCACCCC